AAGAATTACCTTTGCCCCTACCTCGCTAGCGGTGAGGTCAACGGTAGTCATACCAATATCTTCTTCGTCAACTATGTCCTGACCGTCTGTTAAGTCGCTCATTGTCATCTGAGAGACTTTGGGAACGGTTACTTGTTTAGCCCCTTTAGGGAGCTTGAACTGCTCAATAAGAGCGAGTGCTGGAGCATTATGCTCCTCTGTATATCTGGCTGATGAAAGTATAATGCGTTGAGCATTTTCCAAATTACCAGTTGTAGCTGTCTGTGCCATTTTAAATTCTCCTTATATTATATAAATTTATGCTAACCCAGCAGCCCTTCGTGCTGCTGCTTGAGCTTCAGACGACCTGTCGCCTTGGTTATACCGCTCAAGTAACCTATCCTCATTATTAGATGCAGCAGGAGTCGATTGGCTATCATCAAAAGTCTGCTGAGGTACTAGCTTAGCCTCCAACTCAGCTATCCTAGCGTCCTTTTTTCTATCTGAAGCCATTCGCTTCGCTACTGCTTCCATTGATTTAGGATCAGGACTATTTCTTAATTCTGCAAGATCAGATATATTTAATTTATACTTATCTGCAAAATGTTCAGCAGCGGAAGATTGTCCTTGGTAGAACTTAATCTGTTGTTCCTGCTGCTGCTGTGTTTGTGCCACCTGACTCTGTTGAGCCATCCAACTTTGAGCAATTTGAGTTGCCTGTTCAGGCAAATACCCTTGTTGTTCTAATTGTTGTTTATATTGTGTACCTTGTGATTGCAACTGTGATTGTTGTTGTTGTTGTTGATAGTATTGATTCTGTTGTTCTAACTCTTCAATACGCTTAGTTATATCAACAGGACTATCCTCTGTCTGAGTATCAGATGCGGGAGTACCCTCTTCGGCTACAGGAGCCGGTTCCTCTACAGCACTCTCTCCTTCTGAAGATTCAGCAGGAGTATCATCTGTTGGAACGGTAGTTACATCTTCAAATGTACCTGCTCCGGCAAACTCATCAGTTATATCCGTAGTAGTATTTCCAGTATCTACCGCTGCATCCGTATTCTCTGTTGGTTGTTCTGTCTGATTTACCATTCTTTATCCTTTCGACCTTAAAATACTATTAGTATACCGCATTAGTCAACGCCAACTCCAAGTGGAGGATTTCTATACTGTTCCATTTCCCCTGCTTCTAAACCAGAACCTCCATATAACTTAGACTTTACATTTATACCTAATGGGGATATTGGAGTGTAATTCCCACCTCTCCAATACGCAAGTAAGAAATCCATACGAGGGTATCTTTCTGTATTCCAGCTTTTTCTTACTATTATTTTTCTTTGATTTATCCGTCTATTAACTAAATTATTTATTTGAGTATCCTGAGATCGTATATGATTTTTTGTTGCACTATCTGCCGCGAGATATGATTGCCATTTTAATTCAAGTTCAGGATATTCAGTAGACGCTCCAGCACCAAGCAAACTATCTAAAGTGCTACCTGCATCATACCATTCACTAAGATATCTCATATCCTGTTTATATTCTTTTTCTCTTGGTCTTAACTTCTTATCTAATGATCTTATGAACTCGTTATATACTTCAGGTTCACCATTAGTTTCTGCAAGTTCCTGCATAGCTAATATATATTCATCCTGATTTCTAAATGATTCAGCCATAGTTAAAGTAGGGCTAGCATTATCATCACCGGGAAATGGAATATTATAAAAACCAGTTACTAGTTCATCTACCTGACTACGCAAGTCGGGCATAGTTCCTCCAGCAGTATAATAAGCCTCATACCAACGTCTTTTAGTCGCATCATCCTGCCACTGAACAGCTTCTGGATTCTGATATCTACTAATTAATAATGCACCTTGTTTAGCAAAGTAATCTTGTCTATTCTTTTTAATCCAGTCAGTAGGACTTAATAATTTATTCCAATCTGAAGCAGTTAAAGTTGCAGTATCTTTAGCTTCCCAGTCAGCAAGTTTCTGATCATTTTCATATCCTAATGCTTGCATTTCGGTATCGAATTGTCTTAATTGTGTTGCAAGTTTAGCAGATTGTTTAGCAGAAACATTCGGCATAACTTCTTCCGCTGCACGTATCTGCGTCTCTTTAATTCCTCCACCACGATTAGGAGAGAATCTAGGTCCAAGCCCAGTAGCATCAAAGATTTGGTCTACTATATTACCTTCGGCAAGAACAGGTCGTCTTAATTCCTTCTCAAATGCCTCCCTTTGATCTCGCTCTAAAAATGCTAAAAACTCACTTCTTTCTAGCTGAGTCATGTTATTCCTATATTCTTTAACATGTTCTTTCATAGGTCTATCTTCAGCTTTACGTAAATCTTCTATAAGTAATATTGCGTAATCAGTTAAATCTAAAGCTCGTTTACCCACGCCACCGAATATATTTTCATAGAGATGTTCTACTCTCTGAGGAGATTTTTTCATAATATCAGGCAACCAGTCTGAATTACCTAATCGCTCAGATATTATTCTTGCTGATTCAGAAGTATAGCTATTATGTCTTTCATCAACAGGAAGATGTGCATATTCAGGATTTTCGATTTCTCGTCCTCTATATAAATCATACCCAAACATTTCTTCAGCTCCTCGCGAGACAACCTGTGGTAAAGGAAGATCGCTAACTGGAGATGATGCATTCCATACTTGTCCTATAAAATCTCCCCAATCCGTAGGATGTTCTGTAAATGAAGACTCTAATAAATAAGTAATAGTTCCAAAAAATAATGATAATTCTCTTAATCTATGCGGAATAGTAATATATCTAGGCTTTGGTCTGCCAGTAGATGGATCAATTAAAGTTACTCCATCTTCATCAGTTTCAGCAGGTAACATAAATACTAAACTGTTATATCTAATATCCATGGGAATATCCCAATACTCAGCATGTTGGAAATTATAACCTAAGTGTAATCCTGCATAAGTAGTCATAGCCATTGATACAGTAATTGCGGCTGTACCTCGTGGACCTATTTGCTTATCTAAGAATGATACTCCTAATGGATCATCGTAAGTACCGGTAACACCTCTTCGTTTACCCATCTTTGGTCGCCATGAACCAATACCAAACTGTCTTCCACCTACCGTTGCTCCTGCTCTCGGAACAAATGTAGGAGTAAGGTCAATACCAAGCATACGGAAAGGTAGTTTTGCTCCTTCAAATGAAGCATTAAGAAACATAAGATAATTATTCCATCTTCTTATCTGATCTCCGCCTCTACCAAAATTAATAGTAGCTTCGATTGCGTTCATAGCTGCCTGTTTTAATTCTGGACTATCTACCAACCCTCTTCCCGTATTGTTCCAATTACTATATACCTCTCTATTCCAATCTTCCTTGGATAGTTTCATTAACCTATCCCATTCAGCTTTTCCAACCAGTCTTTTAAAGGTTCTTTCTCCTACAATTAATCGTGGAGTCTGTTCAACAATTTCTCCTGTCGTTCTAATTGCATTACCTAGTTTAGCTAATGGTTTCATTCTCTTTGCAGCAGAATCTGCAACTACTTTACTGATAGCTCTAACCTGAGTAGCGTCCATAACTACCGCACCATCAGTAGCGTTTTTTGAAGCAGTATTTTTCTTACCAATTCGATCAACTTCTTTCTGCATAGCTCGCATACGTCTATTTGCAGTCTCGTAATAAGTACCACGAACTCCTTGTAACTCCATAAGGTTTTTAAATCTTATCTCGCCCTGTGAAGCCTTATTAGTAATATCTTTAGCTAACCTCATCCATATAGTAGTTGGCAATATTCTGTATCTAAGTCCTACTACTAATTGGTCAATTAATCCATTGCCTATCATAAATAAAGGATCGAATGTGGTATAAGTTGATTTGAAAAATGAATTAGCAGCAGCAAATATATTTTCAACTTCTAAGTCGCTACGTACATTTAAACCTGCTCGTCCATTAAGCGTATCCCACCACGCCTTATCAATAGGCACAGCATGCCCTCTACTATCTATAGAACCATAGATTTTCCTTTGTCCATTCTCGTAAAATGTAAGAAACCCTGATTGTAGAGTTTCATCATATAACTCCTTATTTGTTTTACTTACTGTCTCTAATGTTTGTGCTGAAACGTATGCAGACTTATCTTTATCCCAAACTTGTCCTTTAGGATTTACATGTTTCTGCTTAACAAGTTTATTAGTAACATCTACAATACCTATTTTAGACCTTCCTGCGAGTTGAGCAAACGCTTTAGTAGTCCTGTTTCTATGTATCCTAAGCTCATGCACAACAAATCTTTTAGCAAGAACTTCTCCTATAGGTGGACTCATTGCCAAATCACTAATATCAGCATCTCTGGATAGTTTCATAATACCTGTGCTTCTGACAGACATTGTTCCTCTAGCAAAGATAGTTGCATCTTTCTCGTGATAATCAAGTATATCTATAGGGTTATACCATTTATATTCATCGTTTAATTCATCACGAAATTTCGCTGTAATAATACCCTCAGCTACATCGTCATCTAAGAATTTACGGTATTGATCTCTTACTTCTTCAGCTATATTATTTGCAATCGCCCAATCACTTTCAGATAATTTTTCTTGTACTTCTTTTTCCCAGCCAAGATATTCGTTTCCTTCTACGAACTCTTCCTTTTCCTTATTCCATACCCTTGGCATTTTATCTTTATTTCTAACACCACCTGTAGCATTATGGATTTCATCAAAGTGACGTTTTAATAATAGTTTTTCAACATCCCATTCAGTTACATTATCTGCTTCTACTAATTGTCTAAGAACAACACCCTTCATAAACTCTTCATATTTTGTAAAACCTCTTAACGGTGCGCCACTAGCAAGCATTACACCTGCAAGTACATCTCTATGACTACCCGCTTTAAATGCAGCTTGTGGATCGATTGATCTAAAATAATCATCCTGTAATACACGTAAAGCTGTACTACTATCATGGAATCTAAATAGATTCTTTATAAACCAATCCGAAGAACCGGGTGAAAGATAATCAACTATACGATTAGCTAATTCCGATTGAGGACCTAATTCGTTAATCTGTCGAGATTTGCCTGTAAAATCTTTTATTATGTAAGGTTTCGATTTTGCCAACCTGTGCATATCAATCGCTGCTTCACTGGTAGCATAGCGTTCAATCGGATAGACACGATCCTGAACTGTCCAATCAATCCCATCCTCTAATTTACGTTGTCTAGCTTTATGGAGATTAGCAGCCCACCCTTTCATTCGTGGAGCAGAAAGTTCATCTAGGCGAGTAAAAGCTGATCCCCATTGTTCATTTACAAATCCATCTGCTCTTATAGGTCTGTTTAACTCAATATCCAAAAAACTAGTTTGACTCTCGACCGCATCTCCTGCATGTGAATTTAATCTATCTAGTTCTAATCTATAATGAGCAGCCGCCTCAGAGTTATACCCTTCTGCTGTCTCTAAATAATCTTCTAAAAGTTCATTATATTTTTCTTGTTGTTTATTACTTAATTGAAGTCCTAATTTCTCTTGAATCTCAACAGTATTTCCAACCTTATATTCATCTAGTTTGTCAGCAGGTTTATTTTCTGGATTAGCTTTCTTAACCCTACTAAGACTAATAGTTTCTTTTGTATCAAATGGTCTTGAGAACCATGGGTGATCCTCAAAATCTATTACTCTTCCTTTTATCGGCTCGCCAGTTTTAGCAGATATTCTTCTTGTTTCAAATCTTTCATCAGGTACGATAGTTTTTTTTCTAGAAATTATATTCCCTCTAGCTCCCCATCTTACTGTAAAGCGATCTGGATCATTTCCTGCTAAGTGGAATCCTGTCTGAAAATCCTTTCTAGCTTCTTCAACTAATTTTTTCGCAGTTATAGTTTTTCCTTGTCTATTTGTATAAGATAATTCAGGAACATCTCTAGGCTTCATACTTCGTAGTCTATTACTAGCCGTTGTAAGAACAGAGTCCTCACCTGTTATATCTTTTTGCCATCTAACTGCTACATTTTGAGGGATTGGAGTTTTGTTTCTGAATATACGTTCTCCTCTACGAGTTGGACGTATTTCATATAGCTTTTCTCTAATACCTAACGTTTCCTTTACCATTTCATTTAAAGAATCTAAAGAATGTTGAGCTGTTAATAATTTCTCTATGTTATCTTTTTCATCTATATATCTATGCCCTTGGTCGAGTAATTCATTTTCGTCCTCAGCCAGTTGTTTATATAATTTTATTCTACCTTGATGGTCTAATTTTACAAATCCTCTAGGTAACACTTTACCAATAGGACTAACCGCCTTTTTAACTGCTGCCTCTGTTAAATCTTCTACTCTTTTTAGTGGTTCTAATGTTTTTGCTGCACCTTCTAGTACTTCTGATACAGCTTTAGATGTAGGCGGAGATACCTTCTCCAGTGCTTTCATAGTCTTACCGACTCTACTAGCTCGTAATCCGATTTGCGTAGCTTTTGCGGATGGAACAAACCAATAAGGCAAGTCTTCTGCTGCGCCTCTTAAAAATGGTGGTAGTTGTTGTATCTCTTTTAACAATGCCATCCTTTGTTTATCTGTAGCATCATTACCTGTTTGTGCTTCAAGAGCTAAGATAGCTTCGTTAAGTTCCCTTGCACGTTCTGTACCCGGAGTTGGAGTTGGTCCTTTAAACCAAGACTGAGCAGCCCCTATAGTAGGAGCTAATATAGCATCTAATATAGCACTAGGTACTAATTGTCTTTTAGTACCACCAGTTTCTTCATCAGGTACAAACTTAGTAAAGGCATCTAAATCTAATGTTGGATTACCACTTTTAAGTTTCCACCATGCTTCATTCCATGGAGCTATACCAAAGTCCTCTGGAGGTGTAGCAGTAGTTTCCCATCCTACAGGTAAATACTGTAACATTTCTGTAACAGGTGGATTGATTACTTCTTCCTGAAGCCACTCTAATCCCTGACCTATACCTCGTAATGCAGGTCCTATAACAGGAGCATTAGTAATCCCTTCAAATGCAGGGATTAAGTACTTATCCCAAATCGTAGGATCGGGATTGATTGCTTGACGCGCAATCTCTTCCGGTGATATGGGTTGTTGCATCATTAGAAGTAAATATGCCTTGTACTAGGTGCGAATCTAGATGTAGATACTCCTCTTTGATATGGAGTTAACGCAGCGTATCTACGAGCGAATTGTCCCGGCACATCAGTAGGTCGTCCGGTTAAATTATTAGTTTGAGTCATAGTAGGATAGTCACTTAGAAAATTAGAGAAGGTTGTCCATTTAGAAGGATCAACTCGCCCTTGCATCTCTTGCGCTCGTTGTCCCATATATCGATTATAAACATTACCGTACTGGTTAGCCCAATAATCCCTAGCACGTTGTTGCATAGGCGCAGTACCACGGAAAGGCTGATTAGCAACAGCACCCATATATGCCATTTGAGGTTGCCCCTCTAACATGCCTGAATAAAAATCATCGAATGTATTTAGATTGCCATTAGCCATATTATCTCTCCTTATCTACCTCTAAACGATTCACCGAATATACTACCTTTAGCCTTTTCCCCGGCTATCGGTAAAGGAGGTGGAACATTCCTAATACCTTTAGCCTTTGGAGAAGTGATGGTTTTTGGAGGTATAAATCTATCTTCAACTCCCTTATATGGATCAATACCAAACTCAGACTCAGGATACTTTGTTTCCCAAGTTGTTTTAGGAATAATAGAATAATCAATTCGTTTTTGTTTACCAGCAGTCATTACTCTTGTAGGATATAGTGTCTCTACAAGATTAGAATAATCACCAATATTAAATGTTCTATTCGTAGTAGGAGTACCACCGATAGTATAGGCTAAATTACCTGAAATTCCGAACCCTAATCCAGTAGCAGGGTCTTTAAGATAAGTTTTAGCTCCATCCTTTCTTAGCTGATATACTCCCTGAGCATCTTCTCCATACTGACCTCCTAGAGATGTAGGAATATTCATAGGTGTTGGAGGTGGAGCAACATCAGTAAATGGATCATACGCAACTTCCCCACCTGCTGGGACGGCTGGAGAAGGCAAATCTCCTGCAAGCCCCGGCATCCCTGCTTGTGGCATTCCACCAATCATTGTAGCCTGTCGCTGCATATACTCCTGAGCAGTTTCCAAGGCTGCTTGCTGTTGCTCTGGAGTTTTAGGTCTATCTGTATAAGTGACCCTACCTCTTACATCTGTTTCAAATGCAGGTTGGTCAGTAGTAGTAGGAACTACAGCAGCTTCTTCTGGTGTAGGAGCGTAAACATCTTGTCCTGTTACAGCTAGCGCTCTCTCAGGTTGCATACCTTCTTTAGCAATCTCCTCTACAACATTATTAACTTCTTGATTATTAGTAGCTCCAGAAGCAGTAACTGCATTAGTAATTACTTTTTCTTTAGTAACTTGATTTTGAGCTACATTCTTATAAGGAACTGGATAAGCGGATGCTACCCAATTAGTAAATTGCGCTCTACCAGCTATTTCACCGTATCGAGTGATCATAACATCATATATTCTCTCAAGACCATTATAAGCACGACTACCCATACCCGGTGGAACTCCAAGTGCAGCAATAGACATTTGTAAAATGCCGGTCTTCATTTGATCATCCGTTCCTTCACCAAATATACTAGCCCATCTAGCAAGTTGTGCTGGAGGCATACCTTCAAGAGCTTGTGGTTGGGATAACATTCTAAGATAATCAGCAAGATCAGAATATCCTGTTCGGTAATCTGCTGTAGCCAACCTTTGATTTTCTTCTAAAAAGTCTTGAAATGCTTCAGTAGTACCCATACCTAATTCTCCACCCGGAAAATCAGCACCTGTTTGTAGGGCTTGTTGCAATAAGAATCTTCCCATTGTAGGAGTAAACCCTCTAGATAAAGCATTTTGAAGATTAGGGTCTAGTAAGACACCTAAAGGAACTCCAGAAATATCACCTAGTCGCTGTTTTCGATATACTTCAGCAGGAGTCTCAATCATAGTAGGATCGAAATATTCTTCTAATCCGGGTATAGCAGTATATGGATCACGTGACTCAGTTCCTAAAAATCCTATCTGTCCTGCTTGAGCTGCTTGTCCTATTTGACCTGCCATCCCAGCTTGACCTGCTTGAGTTACATTTCCGGCAGCATCTATAATGACATTATCTCTATCCATAGCTGCTCTTGCAGCGGCTGTATCTGTTTGTTCTCCAAGAGGAGAAATTCTTTCTGTACCTTTTAATCCTAGTGGTACATCCTCACCAAGAGTATCTAACGCACCAGCAGCAGCTTGATCAGTAGCCTGATCCTCTATAACTAAATCCCCGTTTTCATCCACATTTGTCATATCGAGGATTCCTGCTCTACCAAGACCGGGGAATCTGTTTTGTCCTAATGCTTCAGAAGGACTTTCTTTTATAACAGTACCATCTGGTAAAGTAGTTTGTATTTCATCTGATGATGCTACTTGTCTTGCAAGAAGATTTTGTAAACCACCGGCTTTTTCTATTCGTTCATCTCTTACCCTTCTATTAGCTCTAGCCTCATTAGTTCTTTCAGCTAATGCTTCGATTTCTCCAGATGACCTTTGTAATGGATCATCTCCGACATCAGCAGCTACAAGAATAGATACTGCTTTACCTTTATCACCTAATTGTTTCTCTAATTCACTTTCTGTAGCTGTCCACTTAGCAGTAGCTTTAGCTTTTTCAATAGCTCTTTGTTTTGCCCACTTCTCCGCAGCACTTAGCGGCGGACCCCCCTCCCGTTCCCTATACTGTTGCATAAGAGTATCTAATATTGGATCACGAAAGGATACTGGTTGACCGGGTATCATTCCGCTACCAACCATTCCCGCTTGAAGATTCGCTGGTACTAAAGGATCAAACTGGTATGTTTGCCCACCCAAAAGTCCCATTCCTTGAGCAGGTTGTTCAAATTGAGAAAATGGGGATGCCTCATCAGGATAAATCCCTACTCCTTGCGCGGTCATACTTCCAAACGCAGCAGGAATAGCGTCTACTCCCTCTGTCATCATAGAATATATTCCCCTATCTAGCATTGGCATATTAACCTCCCGGTCCTACTGGTATTAATCCCATATTAGCAAGCCTAGCTTCTGTGCCTTGCGCTCCCGGTCTTGGAGTTCCGGGTGGAACTGAAGGACCCGGTGGAGCGGTTGGTGCAACTGGTGGTACTCCCATCATTGCGTCAGGCATTACTTGTGGTGGTAAAGTTGGTCCACCTCCACCTTGAGGAACCATACCTTGGGGTGGTGGAGCTTGTGGTGGAGCTTGTGGTGGAGCTTGAGCTTGTGGTGGAGCTTGAGCTTGCGGTGCAGCCTGAGCTATCATTTGTTGTTGTTCAATAGCTTTTGCCATAAACACTCTCATTAATTCTCCCTGATAAAACTCAGCCAAATCCTCCCTGCCTTGTCTGATAGCGGCTTGCAACAGAGTCCAAAGCTGCGCTTCAGGTAAAGTTCTTTCCGCCATTTGCGTATTAATTGAATCTCCCATTGCATCAGCGGATTGTAAGCCCAAGATATTATCTCTAATAAACGTATCTGATAGTAACGGAGTATTTCCTTCTCTTGCTATCTGCGCCATACTCATCTTACTCATATCGTCTTGTGGAAGTTGTCCGATAAGTGAAACTTCTACATCACCTGCGTCTTTTATCATATCTGGAGTAATTTCTTCCCTAAAATACATCCTGTTCTGATCTTGTCCTGATAATTCCATCGCCTTAAATGCGCCAGATATATACTGATCGCAAATAAGCTGGAATATAGCTCGATACGCTCGTTCCACAGCTTGAAGTCTTGGAATTAATATAGTTTCGACACCTTGTCTAAGAGTATTAATAGCAAAACCAGATAATTGGAACTCTAATTGACCATAAATCGAGTGAGGTAAGCCGCCTCGTTGCATTTCACCAGCAACAAGACCCATAAACGCCCCTGATTCCTTAGCCATCTCCAGTAATCCGAGTGGTTCTACGTCCTCGCCCTGTCCAAGAGCGATTTCAGAGCCTTCCTTGTAAGGGTCTTCCTCTAAAGTCTTACTTCCATCTCTGGATTTAACTTTAAGTCCTTGTCTACGGGACCTAGCGGTAAGTTCAAGCATGGTTGACATCATAAAGTTGTGCTTCTCATACAAAGATCGTGAAGATTTATAGCAAGACTCGCCATAATCTTCTACAGTATCTACATTATTATTGAAAGTAATAGCCTGAACCAGAGGATTCGCACCAACCGGTCCTAAAAAGACAGGAACTCTATCCGCACCATGCTTAGTTCGCTTCTTTAAGACAGTATCATCGGTACATACTATATTATCTTCATCATCATAGAAGTCATAAACATCAATTGCGTCATCGTCATCGAGTTCAGCGTTTTCACCTTTAACTTCTACTCCCCATATTGCTTTAATTTCTGATGGAGTCTTCTTAGTTTTATAGCAAGCCCACGCGAGTCCGTGTTTCCCTTCAGCCCAATAGGTGTGCATCGGGTCCCACGGCTGAATATCCACGTAAGTCTCATCATCTTCATTCTTAACTAATAACGCGCGACCAGCGTACCATCCACGAATACAAGTAAACCAAGCCATTTGTTGTCTTATACTAGGCTGAAATTTAGCGGTTAATCTGTCATCAGCCGCTTTTAATATTCCGATAAGGAATCTTTCCTTTGCATCATTATTCTCTCGCTGCTCTCGTTCAGAATTATTATATGGAACTCTCGTTACCATCTCGGCAGACGTTATCCATGAGATCAGCTTATCTGCATAAACTTGTGGTTCATTAGATGTATAGGACTGATATCCTTCACCGGCATCAAACTCTTCCAAACGATAGATTTTATGGTCTTCATCCATACGGGTGCGTAGTGGTTCAGTCAGATCATAATGACTATCGACAAGATCGATAATCTCTTCGGGCTTATAATTCGCCATTTACCAACGCCTTACTTTAATTGTTCTATTATCAGTTATATAGCCATAACCATAACGATTAATTAAACCATAAATTATGGCTTTAACGCCATGATTATACTGATCTTGAGGAGATTCGCCAACTATATTTCCATCCCGATCATATTTCCACCTGTACGCACGAGTCTGTCCATCGAAGGGATTCGGCATAATTCCAAACTCAGAAAGTATACCTTTACACTTTGGACTAAAAACAATGCGAGCTTCTTTCTGATCCACCGGATCGGTCTTTAAGAAGGACTTTAATCTTTCTGTTCCCTCGTTAATTCTTATCTTCTGTGAATCAAAATAAATACCAGTTCGTTCCAGCCAGACTTCTGCTGGTGCAGCCATCGCCTGATGCTGGTATCCTGCTATATCAATCACACCAAACTCCGCATCGCGCCACCACGGTCTGGATTGTGCTATATCAATCATATCATCTGTAACCAGATCGCGTTCATAGATTTCATCTATAACTCTTACCTGATCATTTATTATTTGAACTATCTCACATGCATATGCTTCTGCGTAACCGGGGTCTATCCATATATGCACTGGTTCATCAGGTTCATATTCCACATCCTGAATATGAATATCTGGTCTAATTTCAGTAAATACCATTCCCTGTGGTGGTGACGGGATTCCCTCGATTCTCTCCATAAAGAAGTCATCGCTGCTTACCTTCTCTAAAGCTAAAATTTCAGGGTCATCTCTACCACCGGGATAGAGATATTCATTAGAATAAGAAGGTAACGAAAATGATTCTTCCTCTAAAGAAGACGAGTGTTCCCACGCTTGATACATCTGTGGATACCAGCCTAATGAGCCTTCAAAGGTACCTGATAAAAACATCCACCCTCGCTTCGGAGCGCATCTGCCGCGCAATCTATGAAAGGTTTCTAAATCTAGCTGCGATGCTTCGCATCCTATAATACCGTTAGGAGCGCGCATAGCAAGAGTTCTTGGGTCTTTAGCTGACTTAGTTTCTATTCTGGTTCCATCGGCTAATATGATCTTTCCCGGATCGACTCTTTTCGATGCTTCAGCGAGAACACCGATTGCCGCAAAGTCGTCAACAAGATATTCAAATTCAGCTCTTGTTCTTTCATAGTCAGCAGCAACCAGCCAGTAGAGTCCAGCACCTTCGTGATCTAAAAATCTACTCAGTAAAAATTTAGAGGCTACTATACTCTTACCCGCTTGCTCACCACCTGCAACGAGTATAAATCGTTTCTTACAAGCGAGTATAGGTTTCTGTAACTCAGTAGGTTTAAATCCTACTTTGCCATAAATATATTCGGCTACCTGATCTGTATTCGGAGGGGCTTGAATTGCCATCTGACATCAATTCCCTTTACTACTAAGTATGTCCTTAACTTGTTGTTCTACTGTTACAGAGGTATCTTTTATATCCTCTTTAGCGGTATTCACCATTTGTTTTCTGGCTCGTTTAAGTTCTTCTAAGATAGTTTCACCTGTCAGATCGGTATTCATAGCTAATTCACGATACTTATTAGGTAATAATGCTTTCAATGCAAACATAACTAGATTCGGATGACACTTTGGGTCTTCAAGTCTTTTATATAACCAGTTTTTCTCGCCTCTTTCGGAAAATGTCTTATGGGCGTTATCGAATCGTTTAACAAATCCCTGCACATCCTCTCTTCTCCAGTACATTACAGTATTTCGGGAAATACCTACCTGTTCTGCCGCATGGATAATAGTTCCACCTTCATCAGACTCATATATCTCTAAGAACTTATCCTGCCTAGCTTTAACATCTTGGGGTCTGTTAGCTAAATGATCGCTTATACGTGCATTACTAGCTGGCATTTAATACTTCTTCTTCTTAGTCATCTTCTTACCGGTCTTCTTTGCATACTTCTTAGCAGCAGTCCTGCCTTTAGGAGTATATGAAAAATGTTTCTTTCCGACTTTAGGCATATCGACCTCCATATCATTACTAAGCCAATGTAACGGCTCGCCATTTAACACCACAAGATACCATAAATGTTTATCCTTGCAAACAAACTTGAAGTAACTCTTCTCTAATTTCCTCAGAGAATACTGCCACGACTTCTTGCCAGCCGTCCGTATATTACATCTATCATGAGGACAATCCATAAAGTAAATAATCTTATCTTTTTTCTTCGGAGTCAGATAAAGAAACGTTATGATAGACGCTCTTACGTACCTGTATTTCGGGTGTGTGCCTTTATAGGCTAAGAAGAACCTATCTATAAGTGGAACACTTCCGGTGAGTTCTTTGGGAGGAGCAGGAATAATATACTCGTTCCATCCACAGATAGGGCAGGTAAATCCCTCCCTGTCTCCTCTTGCTACTTTTTTACATCTCGGACAAGTTTTCGATAACAAAAGCATGATCCTATGGTAGCATGACGGCGCAAGGAGAGGTAAGCAGATTGCGGAACCTGTCTTCCGCCTCGACCACCTCCAGAAACGTCTGATCTGCACTATACTGGTTTACTCCTTGCTTTAATAAAATACCTATGCTAACGTCTACTGTGGACATCATTTTTAACTCCTTTGATGTTTATTGTTGGGAAGAGAGCGGGTATCTATCCGTTCTCTTTTTTTTATTGCCCTATGCTATAATCTCAATCGGGCTGGGCTTCACTTGGTTCGTTCCTCCTTCCATGTGATTATTTTGAAGCTACTATCTCTTTTACCCAGCCCTTTAAAAAGTTATTTTCATCCCAATATATATATATATATTATATAAATAAAAAGAGAAAAGAATTATTATTGTATGTAATATATATATATATAATATATGCGCCTTCATATTTATAAATATCCTATCTATACTATCTCCCTTTTTATAAAATTAAATATAGATGGGTATGCACTTGCACTATTACATATCGCTAAGGGATACCCGGTGGGTAACCAATAGACGCTATATATAGTGGGAAAAAATATTGTGACGTGGGGCTAACTTAAACGCTAAGTATATAATTTATCGTTTACTTTAGGTCATAGCTAACATAAACGCTAAGTCTTTTAGAATAGATATAAATAAATATAGTTTAGTGTTTACTTTAGATAGCGACTTTATCCTTATCCTTTTTTATTAGCTTTACATGATTACTTGGATACACCCTACACCAATACATGATATGGCTACAGCCCACCGGTATATAGATAGATAGGCTATCTATATCTACCCTATTGACTTTTATTGTATGAGCGTGTAGACTATGGATAGTGATAGAACCTTAACAACTGAATAGTGATTCTTGGGTAATGGCGACAATGACAAAGATTGATTGACCGTCCGGCAAAATCCGGTACCAAGCACAAAGGTTAGGTATCCCTATCAGGGTATTATCTAGAAAGTAGAGAAAACTATAATGAGTTTAGCAAAAGATACTACCTACAATGGATGGAAAAATTATGAAACTTGGAACGTTGCGCTATGGTTACAAAATGATTACCCACTATATCAGATAGTCAAAGGTTATAAAGGTTATGCATCGCCATACTTATCATTGCGCAATGATTTAATAGGAACATTTAACCATCTAATGAGACCAGACACTTGGCAAGATGAGAAGATTGAACGATTTACACAAGAAACTAAAACAAAAGACGGTGTAAGTTTTTTTGATCCTAAACTTGATATTGACGCATTAGATGAAATGATTAATGAAGAGTAACAATTAATAATTAGTGGATAATATCCTGATAAGAATACCTAACCTAGATAGTTAATCCAATATAGGCATTATTAGAAAGTAGAGAAACAAATAATGTTAGATAGTACTACATCTGAAGGAAAGACTGCTTATATATTTGGGTCAAACCTTGCAGATAATCCATATAGAAAAACCAAAGAAAAAATGTTATCAGGTGAAATAAATTATGATGACAATCGCTATGCAAATCTAATGGATTTAGAATGCCAATGGGATAGTGGATTTTATATAGGAAAAAGACAAAATGAAATATAGAAAGTCTAGAACAAATTATCCTAATGGGATTTTACTAGTAGCTGATAGCGGCAAAAAACACTTTGATAGGTACATGGTTTTATATGAACCCAATGAATATGGAGTTTATCCCTACCTAGCAATGTCGGAGAACCCAACGCATCCACAAGGCTTTGGTCAACATGGTGAATTAGAACAACGCTATAGTGTATGGGGTACTAATGATAAGGTAATAGACTTTGAAGCATTGCCTACTAAGTGTCAAGAACTAGTGAATCAAGATTTAAAATCATACAAACAATATAAATAATTTGAAAACCATAATGAATAATGTCTATATTAGGTTAACTATCTAAATTATATAATGACTAATCTAATATAGGCATTATCAGAAATGGAGATAATACCTAATGACTGAACAAAAAAAGCCTTTAGAAATTACCTTTGATAGTAAGCAAATCGAATATCTAAAACTATTGCAAGATGCGATTCGGATAAATGAAATACTTACTGAATGTGAAGAATGTTATAGCCCTAAATGTAAGAACCCGAATAATGGATGTGTAATAACACAAGAATGAAAACAATTAACAAAGTAGATAATGTCTATATTAGATTGGTCATTATATCCTGACAAGTGTTCTAAGATAGGCACTACACGTAGGGAAAGACAAAACAAATGATAACAAAAAATTGGAATATAAATAAAAATACAACCATTCGAGAATTTATGCTTATCGCTGTAACAGGATGGCTAAGAAAATCTAATTCAGCTAGAAATATGTTGGAAACTGAATACAATAATAGTTATTGGGGACATAACCATACTGAATGGAAAAACCTATCAGATAGAGAACATACAAAATGGAGAGCCATGATTGCACGTTATATAGTAGATCATTATTACCCATACGAGAAAGTAGACCATGATACTATCCACGAGATGATCTATGAGGCTTTGGATGAGTACCATACTGATAAAGATTGCACGTGCCACATAGTTGGTACTGAATAATGAAACTATAATTAATGATACTACGTCTAGTGTCTATCTTAGGATACCTGTCAGGCAGATAAGTACTCTAAGATAGGCACTATTTCTTTTAAAGAAAGAGAGATAAACCAAATGCCAAAATACTATGGAAAAAACCAAGACTTTATAGAGATAGAATCCCTTATAGACACTGAAGAAATCCAACAAATCAGGAAGGATCAAGGCTATCCAGAGTGGACAAACGAACAAGTTAAACAATGGGTTGAGTCTTATAGTTATGAAGATGATATTATCCATGCGATGAACGATGCAGGGATCGAGTGGATACATGACAACATTGATAAATATTCAGAAGAAGAATTAGAGTTACGAGAGAAAGAATAAAACACATATAGTTATAGTGTCTATCTTAGAGTACTTATCATAAGTTAAGTATATTCATTAGGGTATTATCGGAAAGAGAGTAAACTAATGAACGATAAAAAAGTATTGGTACAAGCACAAACACATTATGGCACTAAGTATTACTACCCTGCAAATGAGAAGGCTAGAATATTAACTCGCATAGCAGGGAAACAAACACTAAATGAATTTCTACTAGATTACGCTAGAGAGTTAGGGTTTGAGGTACGACTTACCATTAATCAAGGCGGTATGGATCACGAGTTACCATTCTTCCCTGAGAAAGTGAAGGTGGAATGATGGACGTACCACAAGGGTATCCAGAAAACCCACTTGAGGCGGTTACACTAGCACTTTACTTAGCCCTGACTGCACCAACAGAGAAGAAGTCACAAGAGTGTGCGACGATTGCTCAACAAATAGCGGATGACAGTCTATCAAAAGAAGAAGTGGAGTTGGCAAAAGCTACCGCACTAACTAAATACAAACTAAAAAACTAATAAACTAAATATATTATAGATAATATCCTAATGAATATACTTAAATAAAAGAAAAGAAAAACTATATATATTATATATATATATTATATATATCTTTTTTAATAATCTCTTTATATAAATATAAGAGAGAGTGCAAAGTTGTTCAGGCTAGACACTCTCTCTAGCACAACAAACATCAGAGTTCACATCCGATATCCCTATAAATATAACAGATAATTTTTTATCGGTCAATTTGGTCAATAGAACTGTATTTCACTGTATTGACACGAGTGGAAGATGATGCTAGGATGATCCAAGTAGGGCATTGAAAGGAGAAGAAAGTGGTAACTAGAGTTAATAAAGATAATCGTCCAAAAATAAAAGAGTACATTGCTGAAGAACTTAATGGATTGCTAGGAGTCGTGGGAGAAGAAAGCTCCGACCACCTAGACATGTATGATTTTTATGAGGTTAGAAATGAAGTATACGAAAAGTTTAATATTTCTTGGTCTATGGCTGAGAAACTAACATGTGAAGTAATGAATACACATTGGTCTATGGAACTTACACCATTACTCCTTCGTGTAATCTTTGAGTATGGACGTCCTATCGAATGTGATCTGAAGTTTTATAGGTATGAAGTGCGTCCAACTAGTAGAAGGGTGAATGATGAGTAACTATTCCAAAGAAGATGACATGGCAATGGATGACTATATTCACGAAATAATGGATGAGGCGGAGTGGAAAACCTATAAACAAGCCCTCACTGAGACACTTGTTGTTATTGTAAAAGGTATGCCTAAAGAATTAGAAGAAGAAATGGATGCAGAACATTATATTCATCATGCAACTGTAGTCGCCAAGTGGCTTGCAAGTAAATTGAATGAAGATGAGTTCCAAGTATGTCAACAGATGGCAGAAGGAATTGTAGATGGATACATCTCTAATAAGGAACCACCCTTACCACCTAATAAGAATCCCAATAAGGAGAAGTTTCTTATTACGTGTCCTCGATGTAGTGAAACTACGTTAGTGTATCACCTGAATTGGATAAGTGCCGGTTGTCCACATTGCGATATGGATGTAGACCTAGTGGACTGGAAAATAAAACAAGCACATGAATAAAAAGATAGATCAGATTGATCAAACGTTCTCAAGTTTTAAGGAACGCATTGATTCATACTTCACAACTCTAACCAATCGAAAAGATAATCTCGAACAATATGTTACGACTATAGAGTCACAAAGATATCTGAATAACAATTTCATTGAGGACAAACAAAAAGAACTAGATAAATTACAGGATTTATTAGAAGAAATAGATGGATTAGTGGTAGCTACTAATGATATATCAAATACTTTTAAACCTGTCTTAATTCAAGCAGAAAACTATATCGTTTATAATGAATTTAAAAATAGAGGAGAAGAAAATGACGATGAATAATAGATGGCAACCAGTACCCACAAGGATAAACGGAACAATACACGTACTCAAGTGTGAACAGAATCCCCAAAATCAAAACCAATGGACATTGCAGGGAGTGTTTGAGTGGGCTGAAGAGTTATCAACTCTGGCAGGGAGAGATCATTTAACCAGTGTTCAAAGAATCTTTGTGGATAAAAGTGTGTGTCCTGATTACGTGAATCCAAACAGTTTCCTGTTCCCAAATGCAGAATTTAAAGATATACCTAAAGGACAAGAATTGTTTACATTACTTAAAAGTATTCAGTCCTTTAATGTTGTACTAGAACAGACCAAGCCTAATGGTAACGGCTCTGGTAACCCTGCTACTGCCTTACCCGATGATTACTATTGGAAAATATCTCAGTGGGATAGAAGTATTCCATATATAGATATGAATGTTCCACCTACCGTAGGCATTTTACAAACAGCAGGTGCAGTAATTACTAGTGTAGAACCTAATCCACAATATGCAGTCCAAGACCCATTCCCTCAGTATCCTAATGTTGATAATTCGCAAGGATTACATCAGGTACCAAACTTACCTAATGTAAATGCACAACAACCATATACTCCACCTGCACCACCATATGCTCCACCTGCACCACCATATATACCACCACAACCACCAGTAGATAACACTATTGTAGATATACCTGACTGGCAAAAACAAAAACTCGCTAATATATTTGCTGATCAAAACCAACTTGGTATGTCTATCGGTAATGCCTTCAATGGTGTAAGCACTATGTTGGCACCGTTAGTAGAGTCAATGTATAGCACTATGTATGAGTCTGTTAAAGAGGCAGGTATACAATCAGGTCAACCTCAAAGTCCTGAAGAAATTATGTTGAGAGTCGGCAGTATGTGGGCTAACGATGCCCGACCAATTCTAAGAGGCATTATGGCAGATACCATGCTAGATGTTATTGCTCAGAACTTTGATTTCATAACTAATCCAGAGAAATATTTTATAAGTGAATAATGGTTGCACCTATAGAACATAAGAAAGTAGAAGTCAGATTAGCTAACGATGCGAAAGGCTATCTCGTACAGGGAGATAGCCGTATCCCTGAAGGAACAGTGTTCCCTAGAGTTACCTCAATCATTGATGTACTGGACAAGGGTAAAGGCTTAGAGATTTGGAGATGGAACTTAGGGTATGAGTATATAAAGAATACCCTACCCTACCTTCTAACCTTTGCTCCTGACTTACAATACAATGCGATCCTAAAGATGGTTGAGAAGTCTAAGGATGCGGCTGAAGAAGTAAGAAAAGAATCAAGTGACTTTGGTTCTCAGGCACATTACTTACTGGAAGAATTAACCTATAACCCAAACATACCATATGAAGATAAGTTTAAACCCGTAGTCTCAGCTTGGTATGGATGGCTCAGGGATTCTGGATTTGATTCTAGAATAGTTGCAACAGAACAAAGTCTCTACTACTACAAAGATGGTATACGATTTGCAGGTACGGCTGACCTAATAGTTAGAGATACTGATAACCGACTAGTAGTTATAGACTATAAAACATCTAAAGATTTTCATGCAGAGATGGTACTACAGGTAGGTGGCGCATATACGTTAGCCCTAGCCTACAGTGGTAATGAAACATTTCTTACTAATGAAGATTTAACTCAGCCAATGAGAGCGATCATAGTTAAATTGCCAAAGACTGAGGATAAACAAATACAAATAAAAGAAATAAGAAATATACCCGAACATCAAAACACATTTAAAAATATTTGCGAGGTGAGATTATGGAAGTCAAATCGGAAGAACAAGTGGAACGCCAATATGTTGAGAACGAAGAACCTTTTATAGGTATTAGAAAACTTAGCGAGTGGCTTGACGTTAGTGTTTGGACTATCAGGAATACTTACCTTAAAGCAGGTATGCCTAGATATCGTTACAACACTATATATAAGTTCCGTAAGTCGGAAGTAGCTGAATGGCTAAAAGAAAATAATGAATAAACGCTAGGGATTTAACCACCCGTCAGTTTTTTTCATTCATTTGGTTTCCTGACGTAAATTACCTCATTGCGAGGACTTTCAAATAATCCCAACTCTTCTGAACTTGGTGGTGAAGTTACAGGAAGTGCATCTCTTCTCCTGAGTATGAGATTTTAAACTGCTCACAACAAAATCATAAGGAGTTAAAGAATGAAAAGATATGCAGAAGTTGCATGGACTACAGATGATGTTCACCACATAAGGACTAGTCGTGAATACTCACAATGGACTGACGACCAAGCTGAGGCATGGTTAAGTAGCAACGAGAAATGGATGACAAACAGCATGATAGAACGAGGTTGGGAAATTTTAGATGACATGATATTTGATGAAAACGAGGTGAAGTAATGAATATACCTGATGCTAGTTATTACGAGCCGCCAGCACAGAATCATTTTGAAGCGTGTGAGGATGCAGACTCTCTCTATTATTATTGTGAGTCCTGTTCAGAATTGTTTCGGCAAGATGAGGGCATAAACCGGTGCGACTCTTGTAAATTGTTCATCCCAAAGGTTAAGTCGGGTGATTGCATTTGCAGTTACATTGAGGAGAGATTATGAATGAATGTCCAAGATATCCGAATGGAGAATGATTGTAACAGAAAGCATAGAAAGCGAGGTAAAGAGATGATATGGACAATTAGCTACGAGCCACCAGTTGACCCACCTAGTTTTTATGAGAACACGGACTGCTCTTCACTTGAATGCGAGTCAGGAAAGTATTGGTACCATTGTCCAGAGGATAAAAAAATATGGTATGCCTTTCCCAAGCAGAGAGGCAATAACCGTTGTTCCGAATGTTGGATGATGCGTGGATTCAATCGTGAATGTATTTGTGATTTGATATCTGAGGCGGATTGTTTAGCAGAAACAAGAGAGCTAAGAACTCACTTCTTTCTAAAGGAAGGATGGTACGACTAATGGATGAATGCCCAAGATACCCAAATGGAGAATATAATTGTCAGGTAGATTACCCTGCCTCTGATACATATTGTTGCAAGCTATGGGTTAACCGAAGAAGAACTAATATTCCCCGTAATGTTGAATCCTCTCATCCAGAATATTTTAAGGAACATGTAAATAAACTTGATGATATAGACCGTAAACTTACTCAAATATATAACAAGATGAAACTGAATAATCCAAAGAAAAAGGAACCTGCAAATGAAGAGAATGTAGTAAAGCAAAAAACTAAGAAGAGGTTATATAACTATGGTTAGTAGTGAACAGTTGAAATCAAATATGGAAGTGAGAAAAGAAGGTACAGTTATTGATGTTATCTTCAATCAGTATGGAGTAAAGATACGTGCTACCAGAGTATGGGAAGTTAGGAAACGAGTAACAGAAGCAGAGATTACAATATACGCTGACTTACCTACTATCGGAAAACAACAAGAACGTATCGAAAGAACTAATGTTAGCTTATTAGATTACTCTACCAAACGTAGGTTGATAGAAGTTCTCTCAGAAAAAACTGATGACTTTGCACAAATATCATGGGGTACCATAATCAATCAGGCTTTCGATGCTATCATTGACCTGCATCGTGAAGGTACTCCTGCAATAGAAATGACCGATCTGCATATTAATGAATCACCTAGAAGTTTTTTTGTAAATCCGTTCTTTGTTAAGGGTGCAAGCAATATGGTATATGCTAAAGGTGGGTCGGGTAAAAGTATGTTTAGCCTACTCACATGCGTTTTAGTAGATAGAGGCATCTCTACGGCAGGTATAAGTGCCGTTAAAGGGAATGTAATCTGGCTAGATTGGGAAGAGGAATCTTCAGTTTTTAAAAACAGATTGTATGCAATTCAAAAAGGACTTGGTTTAACTGATCCAGAGAAATCAGGTATCTTGTGGAAGAGAATGGATAGAAGTCTACCAGATGAGATTGATGAGGTTGCAACTATTGTAGCTGATATTGGATCACCAACTTACCTCGTGATTGACAGTTTATCTGCCGCCATTGATGGTAGTGCAAATGACGATGAGAGTATAAAACGCTACTTCAATGCCTTACGAACACTAGGTGAGGGAACTACCTCAGTCACAATAGATCATACCAATAAAGCAGGTGAGTTGTATGGTTCCAGTATGAAACATAACCGCACAAGAATGATGCACGAGTTAAAAAAGATCGACACTTACAAAAATGCACAGGGTAATAACGTAGCTGACGTTGCTATGTATTGGCGTAAAGGAAATGATGCCGCCCCTTCAACCGCAAGAGGCTTTGAAGTAACCTACCTTGATAAGGTCATAGAATCGGAGTATGGAAACTCTTATACAGATAAGGTAATATTCAGGTCTATGAACTTAGGCGAGAGCGATCAAGTTCTAGGAGAACTAACAGTAGCTAAAGTATGTGAAGAGATAATTAAATCTAGTGGATCACAAGATTTAGACAAGTTAGCACAACGAGTAAGTATCGTAAAAGATGAAACGATCACAAGTGATGCAATCGCAAATTTTGTAAGATCAACTAAATCTTTACAAGTTAACGATAATGGAACGGTCGGGCTATTATACAATGAAGGAGACAGGAATGACTACACTATTGAGTAAAAAGGCAAAGGCAGTAACTTTCCCAATTGATTTAGGGAACGGAATATTCTTAGACAAAATCCTAATTACACCCAACGAGGCGAAAATCCTTTTGGGAAATTCTATAGGGAACAGAAGACTAAGCAAGCCCTTACTAGAATCTCTCGAAAGAGCGATGCTAAGTGGTGAATATAATGATCGTTTGTTTGACCCCATTAGGATAAGTCCTGACCACAAGTTGGCAGATGGACACCACCGGTTGACTGCGATGGTAAACACAGGAACATCACATGAAAGTCTTATTTTATCAGGATATGATTTTGAAGATTTTATTGCAATGGATCAAAACAAGGCAAGGACAAATGCAGACACCCTCTATTTGCTAGGGAAGGAGCATCATAACTATCGAGCGGGAGTAGCTAGGTGGATGTATAGATTCCTGCGATATGAGACATCTCAGGGGAATCACCGCTATTCAATTAGCAATCCTCTTTCAGTAGCTATAGACAGCCACCTTAACGAGAGTGACGAAGGCTTAGATGCAATTAAATACTTCCAAGAAACTGTGTCAAAGATGTTGAAATTACCAATAGCACCTTCTGTAGCTTTAATACTGCTGCATAGAAGTATTGACACGAAAGCATGTGTAGATTTTTGGGAAGGTCTGGCGTTAGGTAAAGACAATGCCCTTATAAACGATGGCGATCCACGAAAAACGATACGTCACAAAATAGAAATTGAACTATCTAAAAGGGGTACTACTTCAAAACCGGGAGCGATAGCTCCATCTAAGATGTGGACTGAAGACATAATGCTTACATCAATCCATTATGCTTTTAAAAAATTCACGAACAAAGAGGACCTTCACTCAATAACACTACGGAAGAAATCCCATGCCATCATTTGGAGCGAACTAAACCAACTGGCAAGACGAAATTTCCCTAAAATTAATGCAGAGGTGAACCGATATGTATGAATATAAAATTGACTACGTGGAAAAGATTAATGATGGCGATACTATCTCCACTAAGTACATTGACTTAGGGTTTGACCAAGCTGCAACTAATAAATCAATAAGATTAACTGGAATAGATACTCCAGAGTCTCGCACCTCTGACAAGAAAGAAAAGATACTTGGTCTGAAGGCAAAACAATTCCTTATAAATCTCATCGAGGGAATATCCACTCCTGTTGCTAAATCAAAAACGTATAAGTCTGGCAGAACATATAAATGGACTGCTTACATAATTGATAAAGGCACTTTGATTCTCAAGTCACATGGCTTTGATAAGTATGGCAGAGTACTAGGTGAATTGTGGATAGAATCAACAGACAATCCATCTATCAGCCAACTACTTATAGAGGCAGACCTAGCACGACCTTACTTTGGTGGGTCGAAAAATGAACTTGGTGCGTGGACTAAAGAAGAGAACGGAACATGGTATCGTTGGACACAAGACGGCTACGTAGAGATAGAGGAGTAGATTATGGATATGGAAACAAATAGTGAATTAATGACAGTCCCCGAATTCGCTGACTATATAAGGTGCGGAATTACTAAAGCTAGAAAATTACTTACAGATGGAACAATCAAGTCAATAAAACTGGAGGGAAGTAGATTAATTCGCAAATCTGCTGTTGATGAATTTCTCATTTCATTAGAAGAAGAGGCTGCGATTAAAGCAAATACATTAGAGTATGTAACCATAGAGGAGTAAATTATGCAGATAAATAATAAAACAGCCGAAATAAAAATAGAAGATTTAGATACGTCCGTGCTGAGTAATACTCAGGCGACAAGGCTTCTGAATTGTTTACAAAGGCTTAAGATAAAAACAA